GGTTCGTTGCGGTAGAAATGTGTCTATAAGAAATTTTTAAGGCGATGGACAACATGGTTTTTCAGCCAGATAACGGGGAAGGGGCCGTACTGTGCGAGGATCAGCCAGTTAGGGTGATTCAGAAGGATTTGCAGTTGATTGGCAGAGCGAGGCGACAGGGCTGGCTGAGCGATCCGAGCGACATGCAGCGAATCGCCAATCGAGTCGTCAAGATTGCCCTGACAACCCCGGATGAGGAACTGGCTGTTCGCGCGGCTGCTGAAGTTCGGCAAATGGTCGCACAGGATTTGAAGATCGAAGCCGATGGTATCCCCCAGCAAGTGGAACACCGTCACACCCACGAACTAGGCCCGGTAACGGCAGACAACTTTGCAGAGTCAAAACGAAAACTCGCTGAAAGAATTGCTCGGCTCGGCGGAAACTCCTGAAGACCTTGAAGCGGTCATGCAGTTGGTTGCCGAGGTTGAGCAATCAACCAAAGAGCGTGATCGGTTTGACCTGAAAACATTGGGAGAAGTAGCAGAGTTTTTCGGGCTGGATGAGCACACAGTCAGGCAGTGGAGACTGAAAACGCCAGCAATGCCTGGTGAGCCTGGGCGATGGCCTATCAAGCAGATTGTTCAATGGCGGTGCAACTGGATCCAACAAACCGATCTGGCAGCGGCGAAAAGGCAACAGGATTTTGAACTTGGACAGATTCAAGTCGAGTCAAAGCGGCTGGAACTGGATCGTGAAAAGGGATCCGTGATTGACCGGCAGGATGTGGAACTTTGGGCGGCCACAGCATTGATCGAGTTGAGAACGGGCGTGATGCAGTTGCCAGAGATGCTGGCGGCATCAGCACCGCAGGAATTGAAGGACTTCGTGCGAGAGGAAACAGACAGGCATTGCCGGGATATGTTGCTGGCAACACAGCGACGACTCGAGACGGCAGAAATTGGAAAGGAGGAAGCACGGGAATGATTCGACTGAATGCAACAAAGTTCCTGCGACCTCACGAACAGATTTCCTCTGCCGAATGGCTGCCAAAGTATGTGACAATGCCAAAGGGCACAGAAACCAGCGGTCTGCCGTTCTCGCTGGCAGCCTACCCGCACGTTGACGGAGTTCTTGAGGCGTTCGATTCATCGCGAGTTCGGCAAATCGTGCTGCAATGGGCATCCAGACTCGGCAAGACGACGACCGCACTGTCATTGATTGCCAAAGTCGCTGGCACAAATCCACGCAACATGATGTTTGCAGGCCCAACAAAAGACGCGGCCGGGCGAGTTGTCGGCTCAAGGCTTTACCCGATTCTTGCGTCAACGGAAGGCGTCAGGCAGCAGTTGCCACCCGAAGCACGTCGAAGCAAGCTGCACGTCAAGCTGGAAGCGTGTCAGGTCTTCGTTGGGTGGTCTGGATCCGAAACGAGCCTTGCCGATGTCGGAGCGTTCTTCGGTCATGCCAGCGAGATTGATAAATGGGACGGCTCAGCATCGGACGAAGGCGACTCGCTGAAACTGTTCGTGAACCGATTCAAAGGCTTTCCCGATCACAAAATCATTTTCGAATCAACACCGACGATCAAAGGCCGGTCGAGAATCGAAAAGATGATGAGCGAATCAAATCAGCATCGTCGATACGTTCCGTGCCCGCACTGCGGAGAATTTCAGGTCTTAGTCAGAGGCGAGCAGGGAAAGCCTGGCGGGTTCGCGTGGGAGCATCCGGAAACAGGGCACTCAGATGCGGAGCTGGCCTTTGCAACGGCTCATTACGTCTGCAAGTTCTGCGAAAAGAAGATTGAAAACCATCACAGAACGATCATGTTGCGGCGTGGCGTTTGGGTTCCTGACGGCTGCACGATCACACTGGATGGCAAGATTCACGGACGAGCCAAGCGGCATGGATCCGACACGGTCGGATTTGGACCGCTGGCAAGTTGGTACGCACTCACTGAGACGTGGGGGAGCTTTCCGCGCCGGTGGATCTTGGCACAGAAGCGGCCGAAAGATCTACAGGACGTGGTCAATTCCTACATCGGCGAAACGTGGGAGATTCGACGGTCAAAGTCGACGCCTGAAATAGTTGGTGAGCGACTGAAAACAGATATGAAGAGGCGAGTATTGCCAGAGTGGACTCGGCTTTTGACCGTCACGATCGACCAGCAAGCATCTGACGGCGGGTTTCGGGTCTGGGGAGTCATGGCACACGGGCTTGATGGCCGGGCACATTTGGTTGATTACGGCTACAACCATTCGTTGCAGGAAATCTGGGACACTCAGATTCGAAATCCATTTATTCACGCTGACGGCGGCAATCCGATGCTTCCACATGCGGCCGCTGTAGACTCAGGATGGGACACCAAAAAGACGTACGACTTTTGCAATGATCACGCTGGCCTTCTCGCAATCAAAGGCTCATCGACTGATCTTGCTGGGCTGCCGTATCGTCTTGCCGAGATCGAAAGAGGCGACAACGCCGGCCAGCAACTGCTGATGGTCAATACGGACTTTTGGGAAACGGATCTGCAAGCCCGGCTCGATGAACGACTACCAGAAGAACCTGAATCATTATCACTCTGCACTGGCTCGGAAAATGACGCGGACCTGCTCGAGCAGCTTTGCAACGGCACTATCGCGGACAAAATGGACTCGCGCGGCAATGCAAAGTTGATGTGGGTGAAGAAGAACGAAAACGAGCCTAACGATTTACGCGACGTGATTCGGTACGGTCTTGCTCTGGCTCAGGCGTATGTGTCAGAGAATGGAGGCTTTCCGCCTCGGTCTGGAATTTACACACAGGGGAAAACCATTGTTAACCAAGGAACGCAGCGGCCGGACGGAAGGAACTGGAATGAGTAAGCAGAGACCAGAGAAGCCAGTTCAAAAGATCGCGGAAACGCCAGTCGAAAAGCCGCAACCGCGAACCATTGAAGAGTATCGCCATTGCCCCATTTGCTGGACTGGAAACGGCGGTTACGGCACGGCGTATTCAACGCATGGCCGGACGCGGTACTACAAGTGCGACAAATGCACAAAGGGAGATCGCGGCCCGTGCGGTCACACCTGGACAGTCGAAGTGAAGCTTGAAGTGATCAAGGTTGAGCATCGGATTGTCAGACTGGACGGTGAGCGATAATTCTTTTGCCACACTAGCAACACTGGTAAGGACATTTGTCATTGAGTCTCGCAAACTGCGAGCATGACAACTGCCTCCGATCTTCTCGACGCGACTAACGCCGCAATCTTGAAGGCTTTGACCTCGCAAGAGTATCAGGGTCCGGGCGGTCGTAGGCAGAGAATGGCTGATCTCGCTCAGCTTCGACAGACTCGAAAAGAGTTAATGGACGAAGTTGCAATGGGTTCAACAGGTTCAATGTGCTCTCTTCTGTCACTCGGAGAGCCAAGCCTATGAACCTGATTGATTCTATCGTCGGCATCTTTTCGCCAGCGGCTCAGCTTCGCCGCATGGAAGCACGGGCCACAATTCAGCAGGTCAATAAACTTTTAGGCACTGCAAAAGGTCCGTACGCAGCCGCAAACCTGAATCGACTTAACGCACTTCGCGGAGTTGTTCAAAAGGAAAACGAAGTCGCGGGAAGCCGAATCGAATTTCTTCGCGCTCAGTCGTGGGATCTGTACCGAGACAATCCAAGCTGTCGAAAAATCGTCCGATCCTTGGAAGCCAAGGTGATCGGCAAGGGAATGCACCCTGAATCGCTGGCAATGTTCGCCGATGGCACTCCGAATGTGCCGTTTCGAGAGCGTGCAATGCAGTTGTGGGAGCAGTTGCAGAGCGGATTCGATGCCCGTGGACTGCCTGGAAAAGGCGGTTTAACGATGGGCTGCCAGCAAAGATTGGCATTCCGGTCGACGATTTTGTCAGGCGATACGCTCTATCGAATGAAGCCGATCAGTCAGGCCGAACAATTACGCCGGAACCTGCCGATTGCGGTGGTCCTGCAGTTGGTCGATACGTGCAGACTCGCCAGTGAATCAGAAATCCTGCGAACCACACTGCCGGAGGGGCATCGCCTGTTTCGCGGAATCGAATTCAACGCGAACGAGGAGCGAGTTGCATATTGGGTCAAAAACAACCTCGTTTCTGATGCGGCCGCAGCTCCAGCGACAGCAACACGAGTGCCAATCGACAAGATTGGACATCTATACCTTGAGGAAGACATTGACGAAGTTCGCGGTGTACCGTGGTTTTCGTCGGCAATTCTTCGCGCACGACGCACAGAAGACCTTGAATACAACGTGTTGACTGCGTCTGCGATGGCTTCGTGCATGGTTGCAGCCTACAGCAAGCCAACCGGAGCGACTAAGCTCGGGCTCAATCAGGGAACTGAATACAATTCAAACTCTGCAGATGGATCTGATCTGACCGACAGCGACGGCAACACGATCAATAAAATTCAGCCGGGAATGGTGATCAACAAAGGGAAAGACGGATCGTTCGAGTTGCTTTCGCCTAATCAGCCAAACATGAACCCGGAAGCCTTCGTGCAGCATCTCCAGCGAGGTACGGCAGCGGCTCTGCCTGGAACTAAGGCCAGCACTGTAACCGGCGATTATCGCAATAGCTCATTCAGTTCTGAGCGATCAGCGGACAACGATTGCTGGCCAGAAATCCAGATCGTTCAGGAGTGGTTTGCGTCGCATTACTGCCAGCCAATTTGGGAAACGATTCTTCGCACCGCAGTCTTTGAAGGTTACTTCGATGGCATCGTGTCGGCTGAAGAGTTCCAGTCTAATCCGGAAATGTTTTCATCGGCAAACTGGCAAGGCCCCGTCGCTCTTTCCATCAATCCGAAGGATGACGTTAGAGCAGCCAGCGAACGAATTCACGCTGGGCTTTCTTCGCTTCAAATGGAATGCGCCAAAATCAACGTAAACTGGCGAGACGTGCTGAATGATGTTGCCGAGCTTTACGAAGTAGCGGAGGCCAAGGGCATCCCGACAGAAGTCATCAATAACATCATGGGCATCGACGCTCAGGATCAAATGGCCGTTCAGCAAATGGCAGCCTCCAGCGAAGAAGAATTGCCAGAGGATTCAGTCGAGGACGACATGCTGGAGGAAGCAATAAATGCGTAAGCGAAGCCAACGTGATCAGGCAACAGCCGACACGAATTATCGATCATTGAGCGTTCGCGCCGCGACGTTCAACGAAGAAACACGAAGCGTTGAAGCGGTCATTAGCACTGAGCAGCCGGTGGACATGCCCGACTGGGGCCGCCAAGCAATGGTTCCGGAAGTTCTGGTGCCATCCGGAGCAGAGTTCCCATCCAATCGGCAAGTGCCGTTTCTCGACTCACATCAACGCCGATCTGTCAAAGATCAGCTTGGTTCCGCTCGGGAAATCAAAGTCAACGGAAACGAAATCACTGCAACGCTGGTGTTTCGCAAAAGCAAAGAATCTGACGACGCACTTGGCGGCGTTCGCGACGGGCATATCACGGACGTGTCCGTTGGGTATGACGTTCTGAAACGCCAGTACATCGAAGCCGGTGCAAAGAAAACAATTGGAAATCGGACCTATGAAGGGCCGGTCAATGTTGTGACGAAGTGGCGGCTCCGGGAAGTCTCGTTGACTCCGATCGGGGCAGATGATCAAGCGAAGCTGCGAGGGCTGGACCCGGCGGCAGTCCGTTTCAAGTCCTCAGAAGAACAGGAAGAATTTGCAATGAATCCAGAACTACGCGCTTTGCTGGTGTCAAAAGGTATGCCAGCGGAACACACAGACGAACAGGCTCAGCGATGGTTGATCGACAACGCCGGTAATCTCGGCGAAGTCAAGAAAGAAGAACGCAGTCAGCAGACTCAAACTCTGCCGACCGCTGCCGATCTTGCCAAGCTGGTTGCTGATGCGACCCGTCAGGCGATCGCCGATCAGGCTGCAACTCGCAAGGCGTTTGAAGTCGATGTCCGCGAACTGTGCGAAATGGCCGACATGCCCGGCGAAATCGAAACATGCCGAGCATTGGAAGACATTGCGGCCGTTCGAAAGCACATCAAGGACGCAAAAGCCAAGCAGACGGAAAACATCGGTTACGGTGTAACTGTTCGGCACATTTCCAGTGGCACAGAGCGACTGGAAGTCGATCTCCGCTCTGCATTGACTTTGACAGCTTGCCGAGCTGCATTGAATGGCAACGAAGCAAAGCTCGAAAAATACTACCCTGCCGCACAGCGAAGCAAGGCTGCTGACAATTTTCGTCATGCAACGTTGTTCGACATGGCCGCTGAATACGTTCGCTCACGCGGCGTTCAGACGCTCGGTTTGACCCGCGACCAGATTGCCATCTGTGCAATGTTCGGTCCTGAAAAGGCTGGTATTCGTGCGGCTCCTGGCGGTGCGGCTTACCACGGGTCAGGTTCATTCAGCAATCTGACTTTGGACGCGGTCAACAAGTCAATGATGATCGGCTATCAGGAAGTTCCTGCCACATGGCGCGGACCAATGAAGCAGGGCCAGTCAGCGACCGACTTCAAAAACATTCACCGGATGCAGTTGGGAGCCATTCCAAACCTGCCAGTGTGGAATGATTCCGTGCGTCCAGAAATGGCGAGCATGGCGGACGGCAAGGCAGCCTATGCTGTCGAATGCCGATCGATCGGGATTGATTTCGGCTACAAGCTGATCGTCAACGATGACATGTCAGCACTGACATCAACACCGATGAAGTTGGGCGATGCTGCCGCGCGAACCGTAAACACGGTTGCGTGGGCTCAGGTTACGAGTAACCCGACGATGAGAGACGGGCAGGCATTGTTTCTTGAAACGCCAGCGAGCTTGCGATTCCGAAAGAATCTCACGACTGGATCTGCAACGCCAACATCAGCAACCATCGGAGCGATGAAGGCTCTGATGCGATTGATGAGAGGCGAGAACACGCCAGAGGGAACTGAGTCCTCAGACATCCTGAATCTGACTCCGTCCTACTTGGTTGTTCCGGCAACACTGGAAACAACAGCGGAAGTGCTGATCAACTCGATTTACGATCCAGCATCAACCGGGGCGGGAACGTTTAACGCGACTCGATCTCTGAAACTCGTCGTGGAACCACTGCTTGATGCAGCATCAACAAAAGCGTTCTATCTGTTCGCAGACCCAACGCGAGTTGAAACAGTCGAAGTAACGTTTCTTGCTGGTCAAGAAACGCCACAGGTGCGTGAAGTGCGTGACGAGCATACCCTCGCAAGCACTTACTACGTGTTGCAGTCAGTAGCCGCGAAGGCTCTGGACCATCGCGGTATGCAGAAACACAACGGGGAATAATTGACCACGTTGTTGCGTCAGCCAAAAGCCAGCCCTTCCGAGGGCTGGCTTGAGGCAGTAGATCTGCTCGGGAATGTTTCCCGCGAATAGCTCAGTCCCCGAGAGGGGCAAACAGACTCGAAAGGTGAATAACGATGATCAATCGTGGTACAATCGAATGGCCGCAAATCGGCGGAGAACATTTCACACGAGCGCAGGCGTTTACGACAACGCCAGGTCAAAACGGTTGGACGGCGGTTCTTACCGGAACAACTCCGACTGCACTTTGTGTCACTGCTGACGGCGGTGCAGCTAAGCTGACATTGACGAGCACCAGCGAATCACAGCTTGCTGTTCTGTACCACAACGACGTTCTGGCGTTCGACGTTCGCACGCTGAAGTACATCGAATTCGTGGCACTCGTCGCGGGTGTAGATTCAGTGACCTCAATCGTGTTCGGTCTTGCGTCGGCACACAACGCAACGCTGGACAGCATCGCAACGAACGCATGGTTTAGAATTCAGGGCTCAGCCTCAACATCTGCAGTTGTCGTCGAAACAGATGACGCGACAGTCGACAACGACGACAAGGCAACTGGGCAGACTTTGGCAGGCGTGTACAAGACTTTCAAGATCGACTTTGAAAAAGGTCTATCAGACGTTCGCTTCTTTATTGAAGGCGAGCGAGTCGCTCAGGATACGACGTTTGACATGTCGGCGCTCGGTTCTGGCCTGAACGTTCAGCCTTACATCGCAGTTGCCAAGGCATCAGGAACTGGCGTTCCATCGATTACGGTTGCGACAGTTCGGCCGATCTTCAACTTCGCTTATGGTGCGTAATGTCCTTGAAAAACCTGATCATTTCCGACGTGGCTGATGTGTTTCTGCAAGTCGATGACTTCGCCGAAACATGCCAGCGTTTTGTTGGAGGTGATGCAGGCAACATCAAAACCATCATTGGCAACCCCGGCGACGACATGCCAGCAATCGACGACGTTCGCGGACGCGGTTACACGCATTCACGAACGTTCGACATTGCCGAAACGTCGACACTTACAGAGGCCGATGCGGTCCAGATCGGGGCGTTTCGATACGAAGTTGTTCATGTGTCTGACCCAATGCAGGGAATGAAAACGGCAAAGCTCGCACGCACTCAGCAGGAAGTTAAGGGCGGGCGAGTGTTCCGAACTGGTGACATTTAATGGCAGCTCTGGACGTTGGAACATCGCTGGCGAGTCTGCGAACAATGCTTTCCGGCTTGTCCGCATGGCAAACTATTTGCGGTGTCTCTACATCGGCCGAAGCAGCCAAGCGAATTCACTACGGAGCCGTTGAGCTTGATCAGGACGAGCCGACATCAAGCTCAAATCCTTGCATCGTGTTGGACATCACAAGCCTGTCAACGAAATGGCTGGCAAATCGGCTTCAGGGGACTGCAGTTTTCGAAATGCGGTTCTATTTGGAAATGCCAGAGGCTGAAAAGGCTACTTACTCGGTGCAGTACATTTGGATCTGGCAACAGTTTTCAGCGATGCTAGCCGCGATCAATGGAGCTGTCGGAGGGGCTGGCCAGTCAATGATTGACAGCCTCGATATTCCATTGATGCCGGGGCGGTTGGATCCAGACGTGAACGGCGGCGGGAGTGAATGGAACTTCGTTATTTCGATGGGCGTTGATTTCATATGACGATCAACATCGTTCTGGAAATCCAGCGGGCTCAATTACTTCCGCGAGTGCACAACAGAATCATGCGGCAGTTGCATCGCGAGAACATGGAGCGCCATGTTGCGAATCGACTGCCGAAGCACTTCAAGATGATTGCCTACGCCGAATACGGGGCGCGGCGACGATCAGCAAAGTGGGAAAAAACAAAGGCCCGACTGTACCACACAAAAAACCTTCCGAACGTCGCCAGCGGTAAGTTGAAAGAATCGATCAGGACGAAGATCACGGCGACACCTGACGGGGCAAGGCTGCAGATTAGGGCGGCTTTGGGATCGAAGTTGCCAGCGGAGGAGTGGGCTGCAATGAGCCCGGCTCAAAAAGCACAGTGGACGCGAAGAAATACAAGGCGAATGGCATCGTGGCAGAAGCAAGAAATTGCGGTGATGTCAAAGGCGGAAATCGCTGAAGAACGAAAACGACTGGCGATTGATTACAGGATCGCAGCACTGAACCCGGCCAACAGCCGCAAACGAAAACGAAGGACGAGATAATGCCAAAATACTTTGTATGTGCTGATGCGGTGTTTGGTGCGGCGAATATCCGCCAAGTTACAACGGCGAATCATTCGACCAATCAGGAACACCGCAAGGCGATGAACTCCGGTGGGGCTGCTGTTGTGCAGGTCAGCGGCAAAGCTGGCGGTGAGATTTCGCAGATTGTGTCGGGCGACTTGGCGGCATTGGTCGCACTCAACAGCAATGCGTTTTGCAGTGCTGGGCTTTCGCTTCTCGCCAGCACGATCACCATCCCGTACAAGATCCGAGCAGCAGGGGCCGTTTTCGTTTCTGGCTCAAACAATGTGCATCTGACCGGGGCGAATGCTTTGATCGTGCCGACATCGTTTGAGGCATCGCAGGACGGGGACTTCGCACTAGCAAACATGGACGTGCATTGGCTGTCTGCTGACGGTGTGACGAAGGGATGCGACGACGCAACCAGTCAATCAATCGCGGCACAGGCATTCAGTGCTGAATACACGCTCGGGCCGTGTTATATCAATGGCACTGCGATCGCTGGCGTGCAGTCGTTTCGGGTGACGCCGGGCATTGAAGTCGTTAAGCCGCCTTTGGGATCTGGCTCAACCTTCCCGCTGTTTGCATCGATCAAAGCCGCTATGCCGACAATGCAACTCACTGTAAATGACTTCGACTCAATCGCCGGAACTGTTGGCGACTTTACGGCGATGACATCGGCCAACTTCTACATGAAGAAGCGGGCCGATTCTGGAGTGTTCACAGCAGCGGCGACATCGGAGCACGTTCGATTCACGTTTGCCGCGGGCCTTGCTGACACCGACAGCATTTCCGTGAGTAACAACGACGACGGATCCGCAACGATCACGCTACACGGCAAGGTGTTGACTGCTGCTGCTGCCGTTGCCCTGCCATAATTTGCGAGAGGTTCCGAGTGCATTTCCTCACGTTCATTCCAGACTGTTCGCCAAATCAGATCGAAGACCGAGCCAAGGCGGCCGGTCTTGCTGATCTGCTTGGCGGACATAACGCTGTCGCGTGCCAGAACGGGCCGAACGGCTTGTCAGGCGTAACGATCGCACATCTGCATGACCCGACGAAATGCAGGCACGATTATTCACCATCGGAGCAGGAGTGGGTTCCGTCAGTGCAAAAAGTCGACGGTAAACCGCTTTATTATGTCGGATTTTGGACAAAGGAAGAACCGAAAGAAAACGAACTGCGACGGCATTACACGCAGTCCGGGCCGCTGGTTCAGTTCGGGGCATCACGTTGGAAACTGCCGACACCTGACACGGTCGACGCGCGGGCCGTCTATGCTGATGACGGCTCGATGAGGTGGGAGACGATCCGCCAGTTCTCGTGGATGTGCGACGAAGCAAAGCTGATTCGTGATGAATACATGCAGGAGTTTGGTGTTCGCGACATGGTGTTCCGTGTTGAGCCGTCTGTGCAGATTCACTGGTTGCTAAAGTTGCTGCGAGTCAATTACAGGCTGCTGCCAGAAGTGGCCGTGCGTCTCGACATGTGGACCGGGCGAGATCACATCATGGATACATTCCTCTCGACGTTAGGACTGCAGAGAGGAGCATCCAGTGCCGGATGAAATCATAACCGTTGAATGGATCGCAACAGCACAGAGTATGCTGAACACGATCCAGAAGATTGACGCCAAGATTGAGCGTCAAGAAAAAGCAATGCAGAAGCTGACCGACACATCCAAGCAGGGTGCAGACGCAGCGGCCGGAAGCTTCAATAAGCTAGAGCAGGAACTTAGGGCCAGCGAAGCCGCGTTGAAAGCGTTGCAGATCGGAACGCAGGAATTTGAACAGCAGAAAGCGATTGTCGATCAGCTTCGCGAATCAGTGAAGCTAGCAAAGAAGCAGATTGAGACGCTGGACGCGCCAGTGATTGCCCTGACGGGATCTTTCGACGCATTGCAGGCAGAGATCAAGGAAAACGAAAAGGCGTTGCACGGATTGAAGATCGGGTCCGCAGAATTCACCAAACAGAAACAGAAGGTTGATGAGCTTCGTGGATCTCTCAGGCTTGCCAAAAAAGAAGTTGAGACTATCGAACCAGAGGTAATACATCTGGCCGGATCGTTTAACCGTCTTGAAAAAGAGGTAAAGGACAATGAGGAGCAGTTGAAAAAGCTGCGAATCGGGTCTGCCGAATTTGAAAAGCAACGGCAGAAAGTCGACGCGCTAAAACGATCACTAGACAACGCCAACAGATCATTGAAGCAGGACGCAGAAAGCCCGTGGCCAAACGTTGCACGCGGAATGGCTGTTGCTGCTGCGGCTGGCGGAACACTTTACGCGGCATTGATCAAAGTTGCCCAGGCTCAACGCGATATCGTTTCAAGGGGAGCCGAACAGGCTGTTAATCTAGACACGCTCGCCCGCAAAATGCAGATTCAGGCTGGGCTGACGGACGAGGAACGGCAAGCGGAATCCCTTAAAGTTATTCAGCAGTCATCGCAGGCTGGGGTCGCTGCCGAATCTGGTTTTCAAGCGGCCACGCAATTGGCTGGATCTGGATTTAAGGATCCTGTTCAGTCCGGATCACTGCAGACAATTCTGAACACGATGCAGGCAAGTAGTTTTCAGGGTTCGCCTGATGAACTGGTATCAGCATTTGCGGAAGCGTTGAATGCGTACGGATTAGAAAAAACAAATCAGAACCTGCAGCAGATTGCCGTATCCGCACAGAGCCTTTTCAAGCAGACTGACTTTCAACTCACGGAGCTTCAGGACTTCGCAAAGAATGCGTCTGTGTTTGAGGGTGCAAACATCAAGATCGACGAAGCTCTGGCTGGCTTTACTGCATTGCGCGAAGTGCTGCCAGCGGCGGAATCTGGTACGGGACTTCGGAACTTCGTTAACAAGCTTCAGGCTGGAGATCTGACGAAAGAGAACAAGCAAAACCTTGAGCGAATCGGAGTCGATGCGGGGCAGGTAGATTTTGTCGGCGAGTCGCTGACTCAGGTTTTGCAGACAGTCAAAGAGGCCACGGACAGGATGCCAGAAGCTGACCGGAACGCAGCCCTCGGGAAAATGTTCGGAACGGAAAACGTCGCGTCGGCTCGCCTGCTCATAAATAGTGTTCCGCGAATTCAAGAACTGCAGAAGTCTCAGCAAAACGGGGATCAATTCAATACCGATCTTCAGACAGCATCTGGAGGAATGCAGGCGGCTCGGAACAGGCTGGAGAATCAGAGGCTTGTCGACATGATGCCGAACGCCAATAAGCTCCAAGAAATTGACATGAGGAACCGTGAGCTCGACGCAATCGTTGAGCAGAAACAGCAGGAGATGGTGATCCGCGGCGGTGTCGCTGGGGCGGTGGCTCCTATTCTTCCGGGTGGTGCAATGGCGTTAGATGTTGCAGCACGAGCCAGAGACGAGGAACGAGGTGGGCGAGTCGCTATCAGCGGACTCAATGCAATCCAGCCAGGCACAGGCAATCTCATCAACAGTTTGCTTGACAGATTCACCGAGTTTCGCGACGAACAGGTGAAGACTCGTGAGGCAATACAGCAAATCAACAAACTCCCCCAACAGCGTCCACCACAACCAGCCGTTAGACCTAAAGAGGCACCGCTTCCGGCGGCGACGGCACCATGACGATTACACTGACCGACAAAGACAACGTCGAAAGAATCGACACAGGATCGCATCTAAACGGCAGCGTCAAGCCGGGGCCGTACGATGCCGCGCGAGTAACGCAGCGATGGTTCGGGGCAACTGGTGAAGTGATCCTGACGGGAAAGCTGAGCGGCCGGGATCTGACTTGCTGGCTTCAGCTCACCGGCTATTCGTCTCACGCGAATCTACACGCCGGAATCGTCACGTTGAACGATGAAATCAACGCGGCCGGCACGCTTGATGTCGACGGGCTGCAGTTTTTGAACGTGATCTTTAACGGCTTCACACCCGAAGAAGATCCGTGGCTCGATGGATCAGGCGTGAACGGTTGGAATTGCAAAGGCATACTCAGTTTTAGGCAGGTGAAATCATGAGCGAAGTTGATGACGATACGATTCACGTCGAACCGGAAACAGTGGTTGAGCCAGTGCTGAAGCCAGTCGTTGATGTTGACGCTTCATGGGATGGCAAAGGCAGTCTTGACGAACACCGGCAGCAGGAGTTCGCAAAGATCACTCAGCCGGGCTTCGGTGACGCTGGAAAGGTAAAGTCAGATGGCGAATGAAATCACAACCAGCATTTCATTGGTACTGCGAAACGGATTCTTGCGGTCTGACTTTAAGCCAGCCAAGATTCTGACGACGCAAACAACCGGGGCAATCTTCGACGTATCGCCGACCATTGCGACTACCGAAACGACGGTCACAATCACAGGGCTGACAACGCCGAAGATTTGCATTCTGCAGAACCTGAATGCAACCAACTATTGCGAGGTCGGTTTCGCGACTACGGTCTACCCAATGAGGCTATTCCCAACCGGAACGGGCCTTCCGAACATCATCACACTGAATACCGGCACAACGGTACTTTATATGAAGGCCAACACGGCAGCGGTCAAAGTTCGCGTTATGGTTCTGGATGCATAAATGAGCACAGACATTTTCAACGAAGCTGACGAACTGTTCGTGCCATACGAAGAGTTTACCGTTTTGCTCGGGCCGGAAGACGGAACAACGCCAGGCGATGCAGACGAGTTTGAAAATGTCTACTGCTCAATCGTAGTTCAGTCGGCAGGATCCCGTCTTGATTACGCAGATCTGAAATACTCACTCAGCGAATCGTTAGCAGATCGCGATCAGCCAGCATCATTTGCTCGAATGGTCGAGATCAAGTTTCCGGAACCTGACGGAACTGTGGTCCATCTTGGCGACTATGTTGGCGAGGGATTCCGCATTGATCAGGAAAGCGAAACGCTAACCGCATCCAGCCAGTTGCGGCCGTACCATTTTGGCGAGCCGGTCAGCGGGTATCTTGTTTGGGATGCGATCGACTCAGCAGAACGCAAGATTTCTGACCACATCGTTTTCAATCCGACCGTCGATGACAAGACGATTTTCAACCGATCGGACAAGACGCGAACTGGCACGGGCCTGAGTGGCAATTTGTGGACACACCCGGAGATTGCGGATTCATCAGTCGGCGAAACCTATCAGGGGCAGGTACGCGAGGAATGGAATCTGTACGAAGCAGTTCAGGCATTGTGCGAACTGTTGAATCCTGATGAAGAGTTTATTGCTCGCCCGGTCTCAGTGGATCTCGATACGTTGACAAGTGCGCCACCGATTCGGAACGTGGTGATTGAACTTGGAACGCGACTTCCGGCAGCACTGGACAAGATCCTGATTCCGCTCGGCTACAATCACTGGATCGATTACGAGCAACCAAAACCACAGATTGTGTTTTTCAAGATCGGATCTGGCGACGAAAAAGAACTGTACTGGCCAGAGGTCGGCGGCACCGTTGACCCTGCGACGGCAAACGTCAATCAGTTGGTTGTCAGCAATTCTATCGGGGATAGTTTCAACCAAGTTGTCGTGCTTGGCGAGTTTGAAGAGGCCGAAGTAACACTGCCTCTCTATCCAGCCTGGCCATCTGCGAACGACTCAATCGCGTCTGCTGACTTGGCAAAAAGGGACGGGTCGGAATACGCTTCGAATGAATCGGCGTGGCGGCTGTTTGTGGCGAATGAAGCCGGCGACATTGATCCCACTACATCGCGACTCGGGCGAACTCCTTCCGTTCCTGATCTCGGGTCTGTCTTTACCATCGCGACACCGCACCGCAGGACGATGGGCGAGCCGCTAACGTATCAAGTCAACGACAGCGACACGACGGCAAAGAAACAGCGGCGGCCGGTCAAAGTTGAGTATTCAACAGACAGCGGAACAACGTGGAAGCCAGAAGAACCCGATTGGACAATCAAGCTCTGCCCCGATCAAATCGGGATTTACTTTGACGGAAACGAAATTCCGATCGAGATCTACGAAGCTGGCAGCACTGGACGGCTTCGAATCACGGGCACAGTCTTTAGTGATTACCGCGTTCGAGGATACGCAGCGAAGCAGGCATGGGCTGTGAACGCTCGAGTCAACGAACAGGTGATATTGGCCCCAGAGAAGTTTCAGCGACGCTGGCGGCAGTCCAGCGGAGCTTATGCGTCTGTTCTGACTGGAAGTGCGGACGAGCGGAACGATAGCACTGCGATCGAAAGCTACGCTGAAAAAATCCGCGATCAAAACCACTACGCGGAGATCGATTGCGAGTTCCGATTGCCAGGCTGGCACAAGGAATACAAGATCGGGGATCTGATCACAAAAGTAGAGGGGCGAGAAATCAGCCTCGATTCCGCACCAAGCACGGCACCAACTCGGCGATACGTGCAAATCGTGGAGCGCCGTTTTGAGATGTCTACGACTGGCGGGCCTTCCACAGTTCTGATTGTCGATCGAGGAGTTGCACCAGTATGACGCGGCGTGAGTTTCGCATCATCGCAGGGCAATGCACTGGCAGCCCGGAACGGCAAGCGACATCACGCAGGCACGCAACGCGGCGGGAGTTCAAGACGATTCACTGCGGTGTTGGTTCTCAACGCGGGCCGCGCCTGCAGGCTATTACAATCAAGTGCATCGACAAAACAGACGGCACAACTGTCTGGGAGTACGGGCCGGGCTCGCTTTGGCGTCATCACTACGGCGTTGATGCAATTTCTGGAGTTGTCCCAAACCTGTCGGCGACGCTGGACAAATACGCGATCGCGGCGGGAGATTATCCAACGTACGCGGCGTGTGGCAATCGAAACACAGCAACGCTCGTTGCAAACGTCTGCGAACCTTTGTCGGTTTTTAAGTTGGACTCACTGGACGGTACAACAATCGAATCAGCAACGCTGACAGGGCTGTTCTGCGATACGATCACCGGAACGTCTGTCGGGCTGGTGAATGGGCTGAGAATGACAAACGCGGCAGCCTTGAGTGGCGGGGATTACGTCATCGTCGGGGAGCGAATCCCCTTTATTGAGTTCCTGTCGTTTACCAGCAACGGAGCAACAAAGTCGTACATTCTGCACGCTCACGCACTTATCGGCGGCAACGTTTATTTGAAGACGCGAACATCAAACGAAACGATCACGATTCCATACGACTCGACAGCGGCTGAAGTTGAAACACTGTTTGAGGCAACGTCAGATTGCACGGCAGCAACTGTAACTGGCGGCCCGTGGCCTTTGCTGCCGATCACGGTAGAGGCAACATGGTCGGCATCGTCCGGAGATATTTCCGGCATTGCTATGACAAGCACGCAGTCAGCGGTTGGTGGCACGACAACCTGGAGTTCGACGACTGGAAACTGGGCAACGGATATCGACTACCTTACGTTAAACGTTTCGGCCATTGCGGAAGGAGCTACATTCACATTCTCTCTCATCGATGGTCCAGACTTTACGTATGTATCCACTACAGATATTCCCTCCGTGTTCTTGGCAGCCCTTGAAGCTGCAATCGAGTCCTTTTCACTAGACCAAGCAGATACAGGCTGGATGTCAATCGCCTCCGGGATACCTGATAGCGTCTTTGTAATAGGCAATGAATTGACAATTCTGTATTCTACAGCACTTGGTTTTGACCCTGTTACTGTGGACCTGACGGCAGGCGGAGATCCGACCACAGATACCCGCAACACAAAATCGGCTGCCATAGTTTACGATACCGGCACTGGCGGAATCACATCATCAGTCGGCTACCGATTTGGATATTCTGCTGTTCGTACGCCCGCAAAAATGTTCGAGGAATCGGCAGCACTTCCGACAGTGACTGGGCTGGATGTTCTCGGAATTATGGCTATTGGATCGGGCCCAGATAACTCAGTAATCGTCACTCCGATCGGCAGAAATAGCGGAGACGCAATTAAAGAAAGCGTGGTCGAAGCCTGGACAATCGCCAGCGGTGAATGGACATTTAATTGGCAGGTGTATTGCAATGCAACAATGCTGATGCCGCAAATAATCCAGTGTGAATCTGGGTACATCCTGTGCCCGATTGGAGCGAAGCGATTCGATGGCGTGAGGGATAGGACCGCAGCAAAGATCTCAGTAGCAGACGCAGCCAGAACAGAAGTTATGACGCACTATGGCACGCTGACAGTGCCAGATAACTGGCAGAGTTCTGCCATGTTTGATAGCGATGCGTCAAAATATCTAACGTGGGGTTTTGAGCTAACTTACCTTAGTTCCATCAATGGACGCCCAATCGCCACATACAATGATCGCGGTCGAGACACATGGGCCGACGGCGACTACCTACGAATCGGGGCTACAGCGTTCGCGTCCGACGGTACTGCGGTGTTTGCAAAGTCTCCGGGGAAAATTGATGGTGGCTGGTACTACGATACGATCGGATCGTCCTCAGATCACGAAGCGTTCTTCAGATTCATAACGCCCTATAATTCGCGGGCAGCAGAGCCGCAGCAGTTTCGTTTCAAAATAGAAAGAATGCCGGGAGTAAATTACACAGCGTGGATTGATTGGTACGCAACGGAAACAGAAATCGAAACCGCACTCAACGATTTGCTTGGCGCAGGTAACGTTGCTCTTATTGACTTTGGGCTTGATCCGACACCAGTAGAAAATGATCCAGTTGCGTTGATCGAATTCAACCCATTGTTTCGGTTCTACACTGACGCAGGGTTTACGCCTGGCAGTGGATACATCCCAAGATTCTGGTTTGATTATCGCAACGATGGCGTGTTGACAGGCGGCGTAGAAATCGAAATGCAGAACATTACTCCGTTTACGACGCCTGAAGGAATTTGTGCCTACAGCGTTACTGATGCCACAAAACTCTGGTCTCGACCATTTGGAACTAAAGACGCATTTACCGTGTCTGATCCGATTTATGCTTGGTTGCAAGGTGATTTTGTTTATGCGTACGGATCATTGGTTGATAGTGAACTCTAAGGCTGTGCTGGAGGCAGTTCGTAAATGGCTTCACCAACTTCACCGGCGATACCTGGAACAGCCCATTGCCGCATATACCTGTACTCAACAACGGTGTGCGGAAGTGAGTTATTGGCAAACCTGATCGTTGACTCCTCGCGATTCTTCACGACGCGGATGACCTTTACTTCGACCAGTTCAGATCGATGCCGCTCCCACGATATCGCGGAGCCGATCGACAGGCCGACGAAAACACAAAGCAGCATTTGGGCGAAAAGTTTCATACACCCAGGGTCGGAAATTCTGTTCCGGAAGTCAAGCGAGAATAATTGTGTCCGTCATAGTTACCGACCGAGCGGATAAATAGCTCTGGTCAAACCCGAAGCATGGGAGGGCCGCACCCGATCGGGTACGGCTCGCTTCGTTGGTGCACATCATCAGCAGCAGAATCGGGCCTGCGACAATGCAGGCTTTGAGATCACGGGCGATTCGGCGGGACGGGTTCATGGTCAACAAGATTGACGCAGACGGGCGAAATGTCAAATGACTAGCCAGCCGCGAGCCGTTCTGCGGTCATTCTAACCGTGTTGAAGTATTTCCAAAAATCTTTTCCAATCTTGTGATTGTGTATTGCACAATCAGCCGATCATGGTAATATTCCATCAGTCGAACGCAACACAAACACAAGCAAGGAAAAGAACGATGATCACAACAGAACAGCTCAACGCAGTAGCCGCAATGATCGGAACGACTGACAAGAATCTGGTTTTCACGGCTTGCATCAAGACTCTGGTTGAAGCCGGAATGGACGTGAAGCTGGCTATGGAGTTTGTTCTGGGGAAAAACAATGTGGATGCCATGATTGGCGACCTTTACGACGGACTGCGAGCACAGGCATGATCGGCGGTAAACGCGAAGGGGCTGGGAGACCAGCCCCGCTAGGTCGAAAGAAAACCTGCACGGTTCGCCTTGATCCGCAGGTTGAGGCGTTCTGTCGAGCCAATGGAGGGATTGCGGTGCTGAATGAGCTGTGCCGTAAGTCGAAAGAGTTTCGGGCGTGGGTAAAGTCTCATTGACAGATTTGGCAATCCGTGTCAAGATGCGTTTGCTGTTCGGCGTGGAAACCGAGTAGCGACTACGAAACGCATTGACCATTGATTATTGGGCCGCATCTCCCTTACACTGATGCACCGCGATTCGTAGTCGCACAATCCACAATGACAGCCAGAGCAGCAATGCCCTGGCTGTCGGCGTTTGGTGAGTGCAGAAAAGTCATGTCTTGGTGGTAACTGGACACAGAAATACCGCCGCTGTGAAATTCGTCGCAAACTGCGTGAGCCAAAATTTCTAGGCAATGTCCAAACTGACAACCTAGACAGTCCAGAGGCCTCGGTCACTGTTGAGCGAAACACCAAGACAGGCTGAATCCGACAGTCGCTGTAATACAGGACTGGATAAAGTGGCGGTATGCGCATATGCAATACCCCACAAAACCCACGCAAAAAAAAATCTTTTCCGCAATCCTGCAAAATGATATCACCATCCATTGACGCCAATTCCGATAGTGATATCATGCCCGCACCGAGACGCAAACCACTGGCAAGGAAAAGAACGATGGCAACAACAACGAAAACACGAACAGTCGGAAATGTGAAGTGGGAATGTTCAGAGTCAGAAGGGCTGTGGTTCGCTGGAGAATACCGAATCGGCCGATGCGACAGAAAAGGCAGGAAGTCAGAATGGGAACTGTTCAGAAACAACGAATCAAAGTGGGTCGCCAAGACATGCGGCGAACTGATGGAAATGGTGTCAGGGAATCAAATCTGAGTTGTCAACAATGTCGCCAGCCTCTCGAAGAATGGGAGGCTGGCTTTTGCGAGGGGTGTGGACCAATGCGAAATATTTTGACAGACCTATTGGCTGAGACCACGCAGCGGCAGCGATACATTCTGAATCCAGAAAGAACGCTACCATACCAGTACGCGGCACCGAACGCAGCAATTGCAGAGCGTGTTGCGGAGTACCTTGTCTTTAAGCTGGGCCACAATGATGTCGAGGTGGCAATTAGCGGCTTGCGAGTTTTACACAGAACGCCAGTCGAGGGGCCGAATGCTGAGCGTCTTGGCGGATACATCGACGGGCTGAATGATGCGTGTTATGGGGAGGCATAGCCAACTATGCAACACGCTGAGAAGATCAGGTTTCACAATGCAATCGTAGATTTAGCGAACGCACATCACGGAATCGCAAAAACGTTGAGCATCATCGCGAATGAACTTTGCCGGGGTGAATGCAAGGACATCACAGAAGAGTCGGCAAAAGCGATCTTGAATCGCCTGCCATGCAGAGACACGGATGAGCAGGAAGAAGCCGTTGAAGTGTTTTTACAAAGGTGGTTTTCATAATGAGCGACGACAAGCCAAAGACAGGGCGTCCTGCTCCTCTCGGTCGTAAAGTCCGGACTGGCGACTTTTCAAGGCTCACCGCAAATGCCAACACTCGCAACAATCCGCAACCTGCAAGCCCGCATCATCTACGCTCAGCACGACGGCAACCACGCCGAAGTCTTGCGGCTCAAGAAGGAACTGGAGAACCTGAAGTGACAAAAAAGATAAAAGGCAATCCTCAACTGCTGCTGCGTGTTCCGCCGGAACTGCAAAAGCCACTAGCGGATGAATCAGCGAAGACCGGCGAGACGAGGCAGGGTGTCCTGTGGCGGATCGCGGCGAAGTATTTTAAGGGGAGGAAAGCGTGATACAGAAAACCCTCGGTTTCGACGCCCCCGCAAACATCTCCCGCAAATCAGACCCAATAACCAGCCAGAAATCAGCAGTCGAAACAGAGCTGCGAATCAACACGTTACAGAACTTTGTTTTTCAAGCCATTAAGGACGCACCAAAGCCAATCACGGCAAACGAAGCTGCACAAGAAGCGGCTAAGCAATACGTCGCGAACATCGAAACGTTCCGCAAGCGCGTGCGTGAACTAGTCCGGATGGATCTCGTAAAAGAATGCGGTGATCGCAAGTGCGAAGTGACTGGTAAATCAGCGATGACGTTTAGAGCAAAGGAGCAGACATGACAGCAAACATCGGCAGACCGCAAAAACGAACACCACCGATCCCGCCAGCAGGGTCGCGGCTCACGGTGATCCGTTACATGTTTACCGTATCGCAGTGGGACAACGCTGGTGGGTATCAGGTTTGGCGGTGCCGTTGTTCATGCGGTGAGATTGTTGACACCCATCGATCGCGCATTCAGAGTGGCGGAACGAAATCATGCGGCTGCCTGCGTCGTGAGATGGCTCGGGAGCGAATCAAAAAAGCTCAGGACGCTCATGTCGAGGCGGCAAAGCAAAGGAGACTGGCAAATGCTCAATGAAATCATCGCAACAGCGTTACTGATCGTCCTGGCATGGTTTGCGGCCGGATCATCGCAGCTCGCTGACGAGCGAAGCCAGATCAAGCGAGGAAACAAGTGGGCGAGAGACAACTACCCGCCAACGTACTAACCGGCGAGAGCAAGGGTTCACCGGATTTTACTCCCTCAGAGCCTGGCCAATCAGATTGGATTCTGACGGCTGGCCCCCGCAGCCAAGAAGGCGGGTCAGGCTCTGATTTTTACTCCTGCGAACGGCTCGCCAGCGGTGGCGTGGTCAAGAGTTCGTCAAAGCCGTTCGCAGGTTTTTTCCTTAATTAGACGGAGCGAATAATGCTAGTGCTTAGCCGGAAAACTGAAGAAGACATCCTGATCGGTGATTCAGTCGTGGTAAAGATTATCGAGATACGAGGCGACAAGGTTCGCCTCGGAATCGAAGCCCCAAAAGATGTGTCCGTTCATCGCAGGGAAGTTTCGGAGGCGATTGCGAGAGATGGCAAAAAGAAAATCTAAGCGGCTGCACATGCCTACCGATCGCAAGCCAATGACCAGAGATCCATCGCTCGAAGAGATTTGGGGCACGGAAACAACGATCGGGCTGGCGGAATCGATCCGCATGGAACGGCCTGATCTTCCAGAGAACAAAGGCTTGTATCGGCCGTCACAGATTCGTGAGTGTTCGACGCGGATGTTGCCAGGCGGTCACGGCGTTTTGAGGGGGCAGGGATGAGCCGCAAAGCAAAGACTGACAGAGTCCCCCGAACTCGCGCCGGTGGTGAGTGGACTGAAGCTGCGTTTTGGGGATTTATCCGCTCCGGTCTTCGTCAGTTGTCACGTCGATGGCCTCCGTTAGTTCGTCATGCACTGGAACGAGTGAAACGCAAAAGCCAGAGCGACAACAAACGACTGAAATGGGAGTTTCTATGCGAACGTTGCGACCAATGGTTCGCACGCAAGGAAGTTGAAGTCGATCACATCGAGCCCTGTGGCTCACTGAAATCATTTGCCGATCTGAGCGTGTTCGCTGATCGGCTGTTCTGCGAATCGGATGGGTTGAGAGTGTTGTGTTCTAAGTGTCATTTAGAGCGGAGAAAAGAGCAGTGAAGATCTTGAAAGGTAAACAGGGCGGACCACGTCGCGTTCTGTTTCATGGGACGAATTTTATTGGAAAGACAACTTTTGCCTCGCAGGCATTTGGTGGGGCACTGTTGGCGAATCTCGAAGACGATCGAGACGTTGACATGGATAAGACGCCCCCGATTCGAACGTGGGACGAGTGGCAGGAGTTTTGGTTGCATTGCGACACAGCGGCCGCAAAAGGCGAATTCCCGTATCGCTGGATTGCCATTGATACGATCGACGCTTTGCAGAGGATCATCGAAAAGCAGATCTGCAAAGAGAAGAACGTCGAAAGCATGGCCGACGATAAATTTAGCTATGGCAAGGGCAACAAGTTCATTGAGGCCATGTGGGACAAGATCAAGTTTCAACTGGATTGGCTGCACACCGAACGCGGGCTTGGAATCATTCTGCTGGCACACAGTGAAGCCGTGAAGATCACTCCGCCAGATGCACCGTCCTATGAGCGGTGGGAGCCGTCCGTCTGTGAGTTCGCTCGTGATCTGCTTTGCGATTGGTGTCAGGAAGTTTTCTTCGGATCGTTCCGGACTTACGCAGTCAAAGAAGACACCGGATTTAATCGCACTCGAAACATCGCGGCGGGTGGCAGCGAGCGTTTTGTCAGGACTCAGCCAACGGCGGGAGTCCGCGCGAAGAACCGTTTGAACATGCCGGAAGAAATGGTTGAGTTTTCGTTCGAGAAGTATGCAGAGTTTTTTGTCCCGAGTGAAGTTTTGAAAGGTAATTGAGATGGCTGATTTAGGTGGATATGACGCATCGCAAGTGAAGGACAGCGAGTTTGAGGCTTTGCCTGCGGGCGAGTATCGCGCTGTCATGACCGAGAGCGAACGCAAGAAAACGAAGGACGGGGCGAGCGAGCTGTTGCAGGTCAAGCTGCAGATCGTCGACGGCCCGTTTAAGAATCGAACCGTGATTGATCGGTTCAACCTTTGGAACAAGAATCCAGAGGCAACGACGATTGCTCAGCAGCAGTTCAAAAAGGTTTGCGAGGCACTGAACATTCCGAAGCCTCCGGACTCTTCGGCCCTGCACATGAAACCGCTGATGATCAAGCTGGCCGTGAAGAAATACAACGGCAACAACCAGAACGAAGTGAAGGGCTACAAAGCCTGCCTTCCCGCTGCGACTGGTGCCGTATCTGCCCCCGCAACAACCGGAACCGCTGGTAAGCCTGCTGGCTGGTAGTCTCAACAACATAGGCGCGGGGCAACCTCCGCGCCTTTTTTATCGACGGAGGGAATGCAGATGCAATGCCGAATGACGCTGACAACTGAGATTCAGCAACCATGGCCAGCGATGTTGGTGAGTCACATTCAGGCCGACATCAAAAGCAAAAGCAGGCCAGTTCAGGAGACAGTAATTGTTCTGTTTTTGGAACCGTGGCAGGTCAAACAAATGCAAGGTGATCAATGGATCAGGGAGATGTGCGGGAAGCTGCGGTCGCAGCATGGAATTACTTGTTTCGATATCAAGGTGGAGGTGATCAATGACAGCAACGACTGAACTCACGATGACAGACAGGGCCGTTCAGGAGCTGTCGACATTTAATGCGATGATTGAGCAGGTTTTGCCTTACGGTTTATTGACCGTGGCAGAGGCCGGAATCGGACAGGTTGAAGAGGCTCACAAGTTCGTCAAGAAGCTAAACGCGAAAATTGAGAAGAAGCGAAAAGAACTCAAGGCCGATGCTTTGGAATACGGGCGGACGGTCGACAGCATCGCGAAACAGTTGACTGAAAAGGTTGACGGTGTCGAGGCAAAATTGAAGGCCGAACGCGACGCCTTCGACGCTGTCGAGAAAGCCGAGAAGGCTGCAAAGGAAGCTGAGAAAGTCGCGAAGAAACAAAGCCGCATCAATGAGATGGTTGCCAATAGCATCGCCATTGATTGGGCTGCGGCTGAGCTTCCGGAAGAAGAATGGATGTGGTGGTTCTCTAAGGCAAAGAAAGCCGCTGCGGAGCAGGCCGCGATCATTGCTGAAGAGAAACGCATCGCTCAAGAATTTGAGGCGAAGCAACGCAAGGAACGCGAAGAACTGGCCGCGAAGATGGCTGAAGAGTCGAAGCGACAGGCCGAAGAACTTCGCATCCGCGCGGCCGAAATGGAAAGGCAACGACTGGCTGACGAAGCCGCCTTGGCGGAACAACGCAAGGCCATGGAGTCAGAGCGGGAAGCATTGCGACAGCAGCAGGAGGAACTTCGAAAAGCAGCCGAAGCGAAAGCCAAAGCCGAACGCGAAGCCGCTGAAGCCGCAAGGCTCGAAGCACTGAAGCCGGAAATTGAAAAGGCTCAGAGCTTTGCCGAGTGCATGATCACGGACGCTCAGGATTCTCTGATTCACCTGGGGAATCCTGAGTGGGGTAGCGATGCGATGCACGCAATCAGGAACTGCGGCGCAACCATCATCTCATTGGTGCAATGTCGATGATCGACACCTACGACAAAAAGACTGGCGACGGCAATTGGCTTCGCCAGTCTCTTCAAATCTTACAGGAGGCAACTGAACGTGTTCAGCGAACTAAAAGCCAGATGGCTGAAGAAGACCGGGGAGCCAATGCCAGCGGAGATTCTGCGACTACCGCTCAAAAAGATTTGCAAAGCCGTGATGCTGGTTGAGGCTGGCGTAACGGTTGTGGTCCCGAAGGAACTGACGCCAGCCGTCAGCGATGGCGTTGATTCAATAACAGAGTGGGATTCGCATAAGGAGTTTTGAATGCTGTCCCCTCGATGGTATCAGTCACAAGCCAACGAAGCCGTCTGGAAGTATCTCAATGAGAAATCCGGGAACCCCGTTGTCGTCTTGCCGACGGGAGCCGGGAAAAGCCTGTTGATTGCCCTACTGATTCAGCAGGCTCTTGAGTTCGGTGGCCGTGTTGTCGTGTTGGCTCACCGAAAAGAGTTGCTGCAGCAGAACGCTGATGAGATCAGGGGATTGATTCCGGGCGTTGATGTCGGGATCTATTCAGCAGGTCTGAAATCGAAAGAGATTCATAACGCGGTTGTTGTCGCTGGCATTCAGTCCGTGTTCCGCAAGGCTGACGATCTCGGCAGGCGGCACCTTGTGATTGTTGATGAAGCTCACCTCATTAGCGATCTCGAAGAGTCGATGTACGGTCAGTTTCTGGCAGCGATGAAAGCCAACGAAGGACTCCGCATTGTGGGCCTAACCGCGACGCCGTTCAGAACCGGGGCCGGTCCAATCTGCGGACCTGACCGACAGTTTCAGCGGATCGTTTTTGAGGCAAAGACCGCTCAGCTAATTGCTGAAGGTTTTCTTTGTCCGATCACAAACAAGCCATCGGACCTGAAGATCGACACTGACAAGGTCGGACTTCGCGGTGGTGAGTTTGTCGAATCGGAAATGCAGGCGGCTTTTGATGTCGACGAAAAAGTTCAGGCCGCTTGTGCGGAGATCATTGAGAAGACACAGGGCAGGCACAGCGTGTTGGTCTTTGCGTCCGGGGTTCATCATGCGGAGCAGATCGCAGAGTTGCTGCCGGGGTCTGCTGTCGTCACTGGCGAGACGCTGCCAATTGAACGAGCGGAAACGCTGCGGAGATTTGTCGCGGGTGAGTTGCGTTTTCTTGTCAACGTCGATGTTCTCACCACAGGTTTCAACGCCAAGTGCGTCGATGCGATTGCCATCCTTCGCGCAACCATGTCGCCGGGGCTTTTCTGTCAAATGGTCGGTCGCGGATTGCGTTTGCATGACAGCAAAGCCAACTGCCTACTCTTAGACTTTGGCGGAAACATCGCTCGGCATGGTTCAATTGATGACGAGAACTTCGGGCGGTCGGAGGGCAAAGGGCGAGCGGGGGTTGCTGCCGAAAACGGACGCGGGAAGAAATGCCCGTCCTGTGAGCTGGATGTGTCTCCGGCGACAGTCGTCTGCCCTGAGTGCAATTTCATTTTTCCTTGTGAGCGGGAACTGAAGCACGACACGACGGCGGACGAAAGCAGCCAGTTGACAGGCTCAATGCTACCGGAGGAATGGGAAGTCAAAGACGTCATCGTTCGAGTCCATACGAAGAAGGATGACGGCGAAGCTCCGCAGACTGTTCGCGTTGATTACGTCTGCACGAAAGAGGGCGAATCCGGAAACCTCGCAACGATCACCATCGCTGAGTGGACCTGCCCAGGGCATCAAGGGTTTGCACGCTCGAAGTTTCTGGCGTGGTGGGACGCTCGAAGCCTATGCGATCCACCCGACAACGCAACGGACGCTGTGGCCCTGATCAACATGGGCGTCTGCCGGAGGCCGGTCAGGATCACGACGAAGAAGGACGGTCGCTGGCATCGGATTACGGAGTGCTTTTTTGAGTCGGAGAAGCCGACTGAGTTGGCCGCGACGCCAGAGAGTGGAAAAGTGTTTTCAGGGATTGAGGACGATTGTCCGTTTTGAAAGTCAGGAGTGGAATAGGTGATGGTAAAATTTATCTCCGAGACGCCAGTTCAGATAAAAAAGGTTCTGAAGAATATTCAGGACTTAGATCCGACCGTTACGGATCGACGGCAGTTGATGCACTATTTTCTTGAAAAGAAAAATGCGCCTTGCGTCATTCTTTCTATAATTGAAAATAGATTCATAACTGCTGAAAAGCCTTTTTTTAACGTGTATCCGAAAGTTGCTCAGGCTCTGGCAAATACAAAGCTAAGCATAAAGCCTAGCGACATTCCAAAATCTATTATTCATGATTTGCCAGCGATTTCAATCAGATTGCCGATTGGATCTAGCCAAGAAAAGAACGCGAAAACGAACTGGTTTATAATCTCGGTTTTTGACGGAGATCCTCTAAGAATTTTGAATGCTTCTGGAATGAATAGGTTTTTTGGATGCCAAGGAAAGCCATTTGTTGCAATATATTCAATTGACGAGTCGAGTAATTATATACGACTATCAACTGCGCCTTTTGATGTTTCTTTTGACGATGCCGATAATCATCTTCCTGATCAAGAAAAGAGATCAACCGCTGAAATATGTAGAATAGCACTTGGCGTTATGATGCTCGCTGCTGATCCTGACTACATAAAGCCCGTCCTGCTGAAAGCCGACGAAGGCAAGACAACACCAATCGAAGAACGCATTGCTCGCGCTAAAAATCGCGGCGTGTATGGATTCACGATAGGTGAAGAGATTGAGCGTTGCCCGCATTTTCGCAGGCCGCACTTTGCTATTCGATGGACAGGAAAAGGGGCAGAAATTCCAAAGCTAGTTCCGGTAAAGGGTGCGATAGTCGGCAAAGAAAAGATGACGACTGTTCCGACAGGCTATGAGGAGCAGTCAGATGAATGACTACGATCGCGTTCCGCAAGAACTGAAAGACCTGAAGCGATGGATGCTGTGGAACTACAACAGCAAGGGAACAAAGATTCCGCTCAGGCTCGGCGGTGATGCCGGAAGCTCCACAGATCCGTTTGCATGGTGTGCTTTCGATATCGCGGTTGACTCCTCAATCTATTATCAGGGCATCGCCACGGTTATCGCTGAGCCGTACACGGGCGTTGATCTTGACAACTGCCTGACTGAGGACGGCGATTTTCGCGACTGGGCTTTGCCGATCATCGCAAGGCTTGACGGGATTGCTTACGCGGAAATCTCGCCGAGCAAGACCGGAGTGAAGTTCATCACGAAGGCACGCAAGCCTGAAGGCTTTCGTTGCCTTCACAAGATCAATCCCGGCAAGGCCGACAAGCAGCAGATTGAATGCTACGACCATGATCGATTCTGGACGATCACGGGCGATGTCTACAACGGCAATGATGAGATTGGTGATGGGCAGGCCGTTATTGACTGGCTGTGCAAAACTTACCTGAGCGGAGAGCAGGAGAAGAAAGGGACTGTTAAGCATGAGCCAGCGCCGCCAAGGATTGAAGCCGAATCGCTGATGCAACGCGGGGCGAAATATGTTGAAAAAGTTCCGGGTGAAGCGAAAGGAAATCTGAGAAACGCAGCGTTTTCTCTGGCCGGTCATCTGCATTCGATGAAAGATGAGTTTCACGCTCGTTTGACCGATGACGAAGTGTATCAGTTGCTCTGCGACTGGAATCAGAAAAACAATCCGCCACTTCGAGACAGCGAGCTTAGAGAGGCATCCGTCAACGGTCGCAAGAACGGGACGCCACGCGAAGACAAGCCGCCGATGGCTTTGATTCAGCAGTCACATTCTCACGTCGATCTAAGTTTGATCCTCAACACGCGGGAAGCGGCAAAGACGACGCTGGAGCCATTCCCGATTGACTGCCAATCGTTGCCGGGATTCCTTGGGGATCTCATACGCTACAACCTGTCGACTGCTCACTACCCATTGCCAGAAGTCGCGATGGGCGCGGCGTTATCGCTCCTATCGACGCTGACCGGCGGCAAGGTGTCTGATCGCGGAGCGAGAACCAATCTGATGATTATCAGCCTAGCTCTTTCGGGAGCTGGGAAGGATCACGGGCGGAAGCTCAACCGCAAGATCCTGAGATTGTGCGGTGGTGATCGGATGATCGGGCCAGAACGGATTGGAAGTCATGCCGGGATTCTGTCCGCATTATCAGAACAATGGAACATGCTTTTCCAAGTGGATGAGATCCATCATCTGGCCATGGCCATGCAGGACAGATCCAGCCCGCACTTGGTGCAAATCTCCAGCGTATTGATGCAGGTGTTTTCCAGTGCCGACGACATCTGGACCGGCGACGCTTACGGTGATCGGGCGAAGGTAAAAACTCTGCACTATCCTCATCTGGTTTTGCACGGGACTGCAGTTCCTCAGGATTTTTGGGAATCGATGACCGAGAAGAACTTGACCGGCGGGCTGATTGGCCGTTGCCTGATCTTTGAGTCTTCGAAGTATGTGGATTATCAAGATCCATCCAACGAACCGATCCCCCAGTCAATAATCGATCAGGCGGCATGGTGGCTGCAACTGAGGACATCGGCAGGGAATCTGGCTGACCAGTCGGACGGATCGTCTCCAATCTGCATCCAGAGAGACGAAGCGGCTCACGCAAGGCTGCACGAACATGCCGTGAAGATTTCCAAGCGGAGAATGACAGAGGAACCAATCACGGCGGCAATTTGGTCGAGGGCGGCGGAAAAGACCGTCAAGCTCGCAATGCTGTTCGCCTGCTCTCGCGCGTCGGGTCAGTATGTTCCAACGATCCAAGCGGAAGATGCCGAACTTGCAATCCGCCTCAACAACTGGATCACGCGCAAAATCCTCCAGCAGGCCGATAGGCACGTTTCAGGCAGTCCGTTCGGTCAGATGGTCAATGAGATGAGAACGCTGCTCAGATCGCGTCCAGGGGAATGGGGGATGAATGAAATAACTCGACGAACGCAAAAATTGAAGCCAAGGGACAGAGCCGACATCTTGGCAACCTTGATTCAATCTGGCTGCGTTCAGCAAGGTGAGAGGGAAACTGGTGGGCGATTAGCTGTCACGTTTCAGGCTATTGAGTGATTTTCGATAGTGTACAAAAAGCCGTTTCGGACAATCGAAACGGCTTTTTTTGTTCATGTCGGATCTTGACGGAAGTTTTCGAAAAATGACCCTTCCGTCACCTTCCGTCACCCTTCCGTCAAGGGTTGATTTGACGGAAGCCATAGCAAATGTACACTATATAAAACCCTATAAAATAGGGGAAAAATTTTTTTTAGCGCTTATAAAGATACTCTTTTACCCCCTTCCGTCACTACGTCAAGGGGGGGGGACCCTGTTGAGTTTTTAGAGATCAAAAACACCAATGTTTTTAATCTATCCTCTATCATGGTCCCCCTTTTGACAGAAGGGGGGTCGGCGGCAAGTGTACAGAGGATCGCAATTGAAAAGATAACTGTTGACTTCCCGTAATAAACCTATTAGCTTTTGTCTATGAAAAAGAAAGCCTCAAAAGGTCGACCGAAACATCCCGCAGGAATGCGAGCCAAGGTCACGTCGCTGTGGATCAGTCCGAAGCGTGAAAAGAAGATCAAGGCCCGTGCAAAACGGCAAGGCGTCAGCGTGTCGGAGGCGATTGGCAGGCTGATTGATGGTGCTGAAGACTAGCGGTGTGGAACATCCGCTGTTCATGGCGGATTTGGTGAATTCATTGGGGTTTGTGTCGAAAAGTGGTATCGCTGTTGTTTTGGGGAAAGGAAACACTGAAGAATGGGCAGTCAGCTTCGGCAACTGACTCGACAACTCGGATAGCTGGCCGCTGGGAACGTCCGTTAGATGGAAACCGAAACTGCAACATGGATCGCCGGGAGGCAGTCGGTAAACAACGCGAAAGACGAGCAAGTACCCTGACAAAGAGAGACCCCGAGAGGTAGGAAAGACCTTGACTAAACCTACTCTGACGACTCTGCAAAGAAGAGGTCGGCCAACGGGACGCATGGATCTGCGAGAGTGATCGGACAGCCGGGAGTAGACCGGCAATTTGTGGTGCCTTGTGCGTTGGTGGCAGGAACGCACACTGTGAACGAGTGACGTGGAGTTCCGGTGCGAAGCCGGTGAGATGAATGCGTTCAGGACAGCAAGTATCCAGGTCGATGCGGTTCGAATCCGCAGCACTACATTGTTGAAAAAGTAAACGCGGAACTTGTATGCTCTGTCCCGATGGTCGGGATGGTGGAAGTAAAGAATTTGCGGCAGTTGTGGCTCAGAAATGACACCGCTGCTCTTTCAGGAGAACTGATATGTCAGAGTCGAATTTTCAAGACGTAAAAGACATTGTCGTCGACAACACGGGGCTGAGCTGGAGGGACAGTCACGCTCGCGTATTGTCGCTGCAAAGAACGGCGTTCAGCATGAAGGGCGACATGGCATGGGATCTCATGAAACGCTTCTCTGTGATCGCTGCAGACTTGGAAGGTGAGGATTCAACGGGGCGAGCACAGTATGGGTTGCTCGATCCTGCTCATGTTGTTGTTCGTGCCTGTGAAATCGCAGAGCAGGCGTGGTCTGAGTTCGAATCACGTGGATGGCTTCAGGAATTGCCAGCGCCGGAGAAGCTTCCGGCAGTCTGAAATCAACAGCGGAATTCCGTTCCGATAGGCAAAGAAAGGCAGTGAGATGAACGAAAAAACATGGGTATCACCAAGAAATAAATTGGCGGACGTAATTGAAAAGGCGAATAGAAGCATTCCCGTCAACGATGCGTCTCCGTCCGATGTCAAGAAGAGAAAGGCGGAACGGCTTGCGAAGCTGGAAGCTGACATCAAGCGATATCGAGAGTACATCGCAGCGGCAGAAGCTGAAATCAAAGAGTGGCGTTCTGTTTGAACAGCGGATGTCGATGTTCGATAGTCTTTTTTGGGAGTTGGTTCGATGGGTGTTTGTGCTGGCGTCGGGTATGAAGAGTTTCCAAAGCAGTCGTCGACGAATCCCCCTGGAACAAAGGTTCGAGTGTGCTTTCGCTACAACGGGGATAGGACCATCGACGGCGAAATAGTTCGGAATGATATCGTCGAGCCTTTCGTGGGAATTATTCGGTTGGTCGACGGTCGTCATCTGATGATGACTGAGTGCATGTATTCGCCGGTCCGATGAGCATCGGAATGTTGGTCCTCTGTCCCTAAAGGAGAGATTGAATTGAAGATCATAATAAAGCCAGTGAAGTCGTTCACAGTGGAAACGCAGGACGGCAGGAAGTTGGGATTGTTTCAGAAGTCATCGGCGTG